TATCGGGTGCTTCTCTAGTAATATACTCTTGAACCATTAAGCTGCCTGTCCTCTAGATTGTAAAGATAGTGTGCCACCTTTTTCTAAATTTTTCATTGTTTGATACATACGTTTTGCGCCTTCTCTTCTATCACCTCCGCCAGCATTTCGCACGGCTTTTGCAGTGAAAACAAATTCTCCATCACTTAACATAGCTGGTATATCATCGCTTGTGCCAGTTCCTGGTCCATCTATAGCACCATTTTTACGAGGAAAATACTTTTCTGATCCATCAGCTAATTGAATAATTCCTCCTTCTGCAACACCTCTAACAAAATCAGTTGGTAAGTCTGATGTCGGGAATCCAGCCTGTTCTTGTAAAGTATCAAAATAATAAGGGTTAACTCCTTGACCAGCAAGTTGATATTCTTCAGGATTAGAATAGTAAAGTGGATTTAATTGATTAGGATCTATAGCTTCAAAATTTTCTTGTTCTTTTCTAGCTGCGTCTGCTACAAGAAACGGAGAAATAGCTCCTGCTCCATAAATTCCTGCTTTTGCAAGAGTAGGTAATTCACCTCCTTTATTTAAATTATTTAAATAATTATTTGCTTGCAATTTGTCAGTAAAGGTTGCTGTTGAACCATCTAATTTAAAACCTGTATTTACTATACTGTTAGCTTCTTTTTCTAAAGCACTTACTTCTTTAGTGCCTCCACCAAAATTAAATAAATTACTGCTTAAAAGTTGCCCCTTTGAGCCAATACCACTAAATAAATTTCCATCTGTCAAACCAAAAGTAGGTATACCTTTTCCAGACATTCCTTTTATTGTTGATCCGAAAGCTCCTGCTCCTGCTAAGTTTCCAATACCGTATGCCAATGCTGCACTTTGTAATGCTCTTTGTGGTTTTTTACCTGCAACTAATGCACCAATACCTGCACCAAAAGAAGCTCCTGCTGGTCCTGCAATCATAAAACCAATTGCAGCCCCTGCTGGTTCAGCTACTTTTTTTACAGCTTTTTTTACGTTTTTAAAAATTTTACCGACAAAACCACCAATTCCGTATTGAGGTATTGTCTGTAAAAATTGTCTATCAATCATGCATAATCCTTATAAAGCAACGGTTTTTGTTGAAAAGCAAGATGGTTAGTCTTGAAAGAAATAAACCTAATTTAGCGTTCAATTATAGGCAAATTTCTAGTAATGTGCAACCAGAAATGAGCTTTGATATATCTAAGGCACCTATGGTTCGTATCACGTGGCACGATGCGCGGGACACGGAAACTGGATGGATACCTATAAGAGATATAATTAGTGCACCATTAGCCGTATGCCAAGAAGTAGGTTACATGGTGGTGAAAAACAAAGAAAAAGTTGTAATTATGCGCTCATGGTGTACAGACAAAGATGATAATCATGGTGGAGGAGCAATTGCAATACCGTCAAATTGGATACAGAAGATAGAATACTTAGGAGTAGAATATGCAGAAAGAAGCGACGATAGGTAGAGTATTTAGTAAATCAATTTACAAAACTACCATAGACAATTACGATTTAATAAACAAAAAATTAATTCCTGATATTGAATCATATGTAAAAGAAAAACCTGGAAGTGTTGCTGCCACAACAGATGTTATGGGAAATACAAATTACACTAATCTTGATGACGCCGTTGATAACTTACACCGAAGAACTAATTACAAAGATTTATTTTTAGAATTATCCAAACATATAGCGGAGTTTATTAAAGCACAAGGGTATGACACAGATAAGTTTGACGTGCATTTTACAAAAGCTTGGGCTACATACACTACAAAAGGTCAACATATAGCTAGTCATAAACACACAGCAAGTCATTTTAGTTGTGTATACTATGTTCGTAACGATAATATGGGCAACGTAAAATTTGAACAAGAACTTGCAGCTCAAACAGGTTTATACGTGCCTCCAACAGAACAATACATAAAAAATTGGAATGAACTAAATTTTGCAAGTTATACAATTCCAGTTCAGTCAGGAGATTTTGTAATTTTTCCTAGCGAACTATTGCATTATACAGAAACGAACGAGAGAGACATACCTCGTATTAGCATTAGTGCCGACATATTGATGACTATGAAAAATGGTGTTAGTACTGAACATTGTTTGCCACATCCTGAAAGTTGGGCCGTAATAGATGTCAAGTAAACTTTTTGAAAAAGTTCTGTTGATTTCAAACAAAACATGTTTACATTAGGTTCTCACCAAAATTAACAATCACAGGAGTAATTATGAACACAGAAGAAGTAAATAAAGCTATTGCTGTCCTTGCTGACAAGGTGAGCAAATATCATGAAAGACTATTAGCAGCAGAAAGAGATTTAGAAAGACACATTAACGACAACAAAGAACATCATTGTAAAAACTGTCAGTGTGAAGACTAATTATTCTTTTGTCTCACCTTTTACGTCAGGCATTTTAACGACACGTATGGTAACATCTTTGGCCTTAGATTCGGCCCAAGGTTTACCACAGTCGTTGCAATCACCAGTAGCTTGTTCTTCACTGTCTACTTCAGCGCTACAATTCTTACAATAAATTTTTACATACACTTCAGGTTTTAAAACTGGTAATTCTTTACCATCTACTATTTCAGTGCCTATTTGTTCTGCATCTTGTACTTTTTTACCTATCGACATTATGTAATCTCCATTAAACTTACTGCTATTTTTACACCATTACCGACAATTTTAATAGCATCTTGTTGTTCTAAAGATACAGGTTGTGATAAAACTTCTTGAGTTGCACCATCTGCTAAACTGCTCTTAAAAAGCTCTATTTCTAAGGGAGAACTAGCATCATAATCTAATACAGTAACTGTAGTCGCCACAGCACCACCAGAAACATTAGCTAATCTAATACTTTTTACTATGGCTGTTGTCGGCAAAACAGGTGGCACAGCTCCCTCATTAGCTGTAGGCACTGTGTAAACAGCTGTATTAGACCCTGTAGCAGTCTTAGAAAATAATTTAAAAAAATCAGCCAAGGAAAAAAGTCCTCGCTGTTGACTCGTCTTTCAAATCTTGTTGAAAACCAAAGTTTAATTGTTGTGTTATTTGCTCCAAGATACGAATAAGAGTATCAAATTGTATAGCTTCGTACTCTTGTGGCGCATCTGGTAGCCTTGTTGTGCTTATTTTAGCCATTATCTGCCTCCATCTGGTTTTACATCCACACGTAACGTACCATAACGCCAGTTTGAATCTAAAGTATTACTTGTTATTTTTACATTAGCTTGTCTGCCTCTGCCACGTAAATTAAAAAATTTCGTAGTATTGTTCACTGTTCTATCTATCGTCGATCCATTTTCTGTTGGATAAGTTTTAAAACCCATCGTTACCACTGCATCTCCAACCTGATTTTTAAAGTCAGGTATACCTTTACTTAAAGATAATATTTGTTGACCGTCCTGTATGTCAAAATCACCTGACGTAATAAACGCTGTCATTGCGCTTTGATCGTCGTTAACACCTTGTTCATGTTCATAAAAAATAGATGATCCCGCAGTTACGCCTAAAACAGCAGGAGTTGTGCCTGATATGCTTGTATCAAATTTTGTAGCGTAAGGTCTTTGATATACACCATAGTCTGTCCAAGTTGTTCTTGACAGTGTTGATGTATACCATGTTTTTTCAAGATAGTTGTATGTCACAGATCTGTCTATTTGTGTTGCATTTGTAGAGGCGTAGTACCAAGTCACTTCGTTAAACTCTGAGTTTACACCAACATATGTTTCTGGTTGTTGTGTAATAGAAAAGTCTTCAAATACAAAATCTTGCACACTACATGGTATTTTTTTAATTGAACCGTCATAAAGATAGAAAGCATTTTGTGACATCCAGTATGCTACACCGTTTACGTCAACGGCAGCATGCACACCTACAGCACCACAGTTTGCACCAATTTGTACTAATGAAAAAGTAAATGGTGCACCAACAAACTGCATTGCATGAAGTGATGTATCTGTCCATACTAAAACAGCATTACGTGATCTTACTGCTGCCACAATCTTTGACCCATCTTGTATTCTAAAAGATCCTGCAGTATTTGTTGCTGTTGGTCCCCATGTTGTAAAATCTTCTTGTGATGAAAAACGTAGAAATAAATCATCTTGTGTTGTGCTATCACCTATTGTTGTCTCTGTGCCAAACAAAAATATATGCCTGTCAGGCATTGATACTAGAGTAAATCTTGAGCTCGTAGGAGCTTGTGAGATAGCAACAGCTCTTACTCCTGTTCCATTAGACGTGTCCCATCTAAATGTTTTACCTTTGTGTACAGTGGCAATCAAATCTTCACCAAAATTATCAAACGACCAATTTCTAGCGTCAAGTGTAACCGTTGAAGTTGATCTCGGAGTGTTCCATGCATCAACATTCCATGCATCTGTACCCCAACCATAACCATAAGTTGATGATGCAACGCCTACAGATATTTGATACTTAGCATTACCTGATCCACCTCCACCACTTGTGCTACCACTAGCCTGACTGGTGTGTGTAACTTTATATGAGTTTGCATTTACAACTTCAGTTATTTGAAATTCTTTGTTCATGTCCAGTCCATCAATAGCACTAAAAGAATCGAAGGTAACAAAATCACCCTCTGCTGCTCCATGACTTGTGTGAGCCACTGTTACAGTTGTTGTGCCATTTGTAGTAAATGGATTTGTCAAAGCAGCTTCTAGTCTTAGAGGCGTAATGTCATAAGCGACACCCTCTGAGTAAAGATATAATTTTCTATCTGTTCCAAGAGCCGTGTACCGTACACCATCCAATGATGTCCACGTATGTATATCTCTTGCAACACCAATTAATGTATCTTGTATGAGTTTTTGCCAACCACCTACTTTTTGAGGCAAACCGTAATGAAATCTTACATTATCAGAATCAATCCAACGCCCTTCAGCGCCGTATTCTGTATCTTGTTTATCTATACCAGGTGCTATATTTAATTTTGTTAATGGCATTATGTAGTCCTTAAAAATCTATATTTAAACTCTCCAGGTCCACCATCGCCACCAGAAGAAGAACCAGGTTCTGTGCCTCCACCACCACCGCCAGATCCTCTTGTACCAGCTTGTCCATTTGAATTACCGTTTGGACCACCAGCGCCACCTGCTACCGCAGTGCCATATGAAGATCCACCTGTACCACCACCAATTGTACAGTTATCACCGCCACAGTTTCCAGGATTTGTTCCAGCGTTACCATTACCTAATTGATTAAAAGTAGCCACTGGACCACCAGTAAAACCGTTACTTCCTGTTGAAGCTTGTGTAAGACCACCAGTGGTTGTAAAAGTAGTTTTTCTTGTTCCTTGTGAAGTGCCAGTTCCTGCTGTACTAGCATTGTTTGATCTTAAAGGACCCTGTACACCACCACCTGAAACAGAAGCAGCACCGCCTCCAGTTAAAGTAAAAATGTTTGCTGAAGATGTCCCTGTTAAAGTAGTGTTACCACCTGCGCCAGAAGATCCACTATATACTCCAGTTCCTTTAGAACCAGCAGCACCTACAACAGCAGTTAAAGTTTCTCCTCCTGTTACTTGGTAAACTACATCAGATATATAACCACCCGATGCTCCAGCAGGACCAGCAGATTCACCCCCAGCTTTGTCATAGTCTGCACCTCTCATACCACCTGAACCACCTGCGACTGCAAACTGTATATGTATTGCATTAGCAAGAGAGGGAACTGTTATGGTATGTGTGCCAGGTCCCTCGGTTACGTAACTTGTTGCTGTAAATAATGTGTAAATTTCACGCCAAGCGCCACTATGGTAGACATAGGCATTTGTAACAGTTTTGTTTGTATAGGACGTGCCGTCTCTTACAAAGAGCTCACTTATCTCTCTAAAAGAACCACCATCTTTAACAAATACTGTCATGCATTACGTGTACTTGTACCAGATATCTCCATCAGAGCCACCTGTTGGGCTACTTGTAGATACAGTTCTAGATCCATTAGCATTCGTCCCTGCAGTTGCAGATATAAAAGCTTGTACATCACTACCAATTTCAACACCTAAATTTGTTCTTGATGTTCCTTTGTTAGCTACGTCGTCTAAATTTTCTGATTCTTGCATAACACCTGTAATTGCTGTACCTGAAAATTTATATCTAATTGATTCGTAAGTTGGCATATTATTTCTCCAATAGTTTCCATCCGTAAGTTGCACCAGAATACACTAACGCAAATGCTGCACCTTCTGTTGCCACCGTAAGATCACTTGTTTGTCCGTCTATTTTATGACTATTTCTTCCTACAGTCAAATTGTAGGAGTCAAAACTATTTGCTAAATCTAAAAATCTAATCTCATCACCGACAGCAGCAGTTGCTGGTAAAGTAATTGTAAAAGCGGAACTTGATGTATCGACAAATATTTTATCTCCTGCAAAAGCAGTATAGTTACTCGTTTTTGTTAACCAGTCACTACCTTGTGTTTGTATTTCAAACCAATTTGTTCCGTCAGTAGACAAAAATACGTTTCTACCTGGATTAATAACAAAGGTGTTACCACCGCCACCTAATCTAGCTGTAATTTTGTTAGATGAACTTGCATTTCTTAAAAAGTAAAGTTTTTCTACAGCAGGAAATTGTATAATAAAATCTGACGCATGACCTGTAAATATAATTGCAGCTTGTCTAGCTTCATTATTAGCTTGAGTTTGTGGGCCGTTGTTCGTGGTCAACGTGTAGGGGCTAGAAGAAGCTCCTAAGTTTTTCGTGTATACACCAGCAATTGAATGTTCTAATGACTGTGAAAAGTTATTATTAGTCGTATTACCCCAAGAGTTTGCCTGTTCTCCTGAGCCAATAAGCTCTACTTTTAACCTTGTTGAATATGTCGATGCCATTACGCTGCCTCCTGCCAGACCATTGTAGCACTATCATCTACTTCTGTCCATGCGTAAACTGCTTCATTGTCACCTACGGATGCCGTCATAGACAGTCCAGTAACGTCCACATCAGCATTTAAGTTTATTTGCGGTGTGCCTACAGATATACCAGCCAATAAAGTATTAGGTGCAACAGTTACATTAGATGCTGCCGTTACCGATCCAACAGCTGAACTCATTGCTTGACCAGTTACATTTACGACTGATGTTGGTAATGGTGTTACTGCACCAAGAGATGCTGTAGCGCTTAGACCAGATAATAGTACGATTGTTTTATCACTTGCAATAACTGTGCCTACTGCAGAGGACATAGCCTGTCCTGTTACATTGACAGTAACTGCACCGCCTGCTCCCACTGATCCGAGAGCCGAGGACACTGATTGTCCAGATACAGCTATCTGTACGTTACCAGATGTTGATACAGCGTGATTACCTAGAGCGGATGCTACATTGAAACCACTAACCGCTATGTTTTGATTTTGTATACCTGCTGGTGTTACTGCACCTAGTGATACAGTATTATTAAATCCTGATACAGCAATACTAATATGCTGTTCTGATTGCGAAGCAAAAGCTGCCTCGGCGAAACTTGAGGCCGCAAAGGTCATTTACAGCTTATCCATCTCCGCCTTGACGGCTGTCCATGTTAAATTGTTCGTTGATTTCCATTCTATTTTATTAAACATTTCTTCATTTACTGTGCCTTCTGTATCTGCTCTCAGTCTGTATGATGAATTTGGTTGCAATTTTTCAATGCTTACTGTCATTTTATCAAAATCTGTCATTATGCTGAAATCTCCATAAGTGTAATTCTTGATGCTCTACCTGTTACTGCACCAGATCCATAGGTTATAATTCTTCCATTACCTCCATTATCTACTCTTACTTTTACTGTTTGTTCACTTGTCGAAGCAGGTGACCAATAAGCTATTAAAGTTCCACCGCCTTGATAATAAGAAGTGTTATTATTTAAATAGTCTAAATATTGATGATTAGCTTTTTTATTATTAGAGCCATCAGTAATATACCAATTTGCTTCAGGTGTGGTAGTTGCACTATTTCCATAGAATTGATAATTTAAATTTGCTATTGCTAAAATATAATTACTTGATGATGATAAAGTAATAGTATCACTAAATACATCATCTTCGGCTGCACCACTTGATTCAGTAACGTCTGAAGGATTGATACTTGTTTGTATTTGTAAAACTTTACCAACATTTGTTGTACCATTTACGAATCCTGAAGTAAGACCCGTGCCACCATTAGCTACAGCAAGCGTACCTGTAGTGTTAGTCGCTAAATTTACTGCTTGATTCAGTCCTAGTCTAGTTAGTGCCATTACGGTTTACTCCATATTGAATTTGTTAGATTACCATCAGAATCAC